TCAAGGACAATTTATTACTGAGATAAAAAATTATCCATTAGATAAAGTTACCACACATTTTCATAAAAATAATGCTGGTGTTATAAAAGCTATGCTTAGGGAATGTAAAACTAATTTTACAGATTTGACAGATGAATTAGAAAAGATTGCTAGAGATGTATTCTATAGTTAAATTTGTTCACCTTCTTCAGTAGCACAAATAAATTTAATATACATCTTATAAGTATTAACATCATCTATTCCAATATCTTTATTTTTATTATAAGCTTCTAAGTAACCAGCACTCATACAATCATAAAATGTATTATAACTATTTATCTTAATAGGTTCTAAACAATTACCTGCTACACTTGAGCAAAGAATCATAAACAAAGCTATTTTCATGGTTTTAATATTAACTTTTTAATTGATTTTTCACCCATATATATTTCTGTTTCTGCCATAGATTTTATACATTGATACTCAGTAGAAGGTGATGCTGTTCTTGAAGCAATCCTCTTACCTTTCAAACATTGAGACATTGAATCTTGTATTCTATGTTCTTTAATCTCTCCATTTATTATCATCAATAAAGCTATTACCATCTCTGTCATTAGTGTGTTCCTCCATTACCATTTTGTCTTACTTTATCTTTTAAAATTTCTATATCTCTCAATGCTTTTTCTAATTGCTTAGTTAAAAATTCTATGTTGACTTTGTTAGTCATGTTCTGTTCTTGAGTAATTTGTAATTTTTCTACATCAGCGAAAAGAGATTCCAAAAGCATAAATTGTTCTTGGTCTGTAGGTACTTGTTGACTTTTCTTTAACAAATCATTTTCAAATAATTCTCTTGATGTTTCTAATGATGTAAGTCTAGCAGTAACTTCTGTGTATGCAAAGATACCCATTGCTACAGCTACAATAATACCAACCATATTTTTTATTGGCATTGATACTGATGTATTCTCACTAACTTTCATTATATTCCTTGTAATCTAGGGTCTTTACTAAATAGATTTTTTGTAGCTTTAGGTCTAGCTACAGAGTCTTTACTTCTCTTTCTTAGCTGTGCTATAGCAGAATCTTTCTGACTCTTTTCCCTTTTTACTTTTTGTAAGTCTCTTAATAAATTCATTTCTTTTTCCTTTTACATTTACATCTAGGTGCAAATAATTTATCTATCCAAGAAGAAAATATATCTAACTTAGCAAAACAATTATATAAAAATTTATCTAACATATCCTGGCTCTAAGAATAGTGCCATCAATACAAATAGTATTATCAATGCTCCTGTAAAATAGTAATTCATAGAGACACCTCATATAATTATAATATTACTCCTAATAGTAATCCTAATACTGCTAATGTTATCATATTATTTCTTGACTAAAGAACCACCAAAGTATAAACCTATGATAGCTGACACTAAGTTAGTATCTAATGGTGTAATCACTAAGCTGTTTGAAGATAGTGTTACCCATTTCATTATTTCTTTTTCAGGTATAAAAAAGAATCCAGGTTTAAATTCTAAATATCCTACAATCACACTTGTATCTGGTGATAGTACAGGCATTAGTTTTGGTAATAACACTATTGCAAACACAGCAACTAATGCTATTATTCTTCTAGTCCATTGAAATCCTGTATTCTCATATTCTCTAGCTTCTTTAAAACCTTTTTGTTGAACCTCAGCTCTTTGTATAAGCATCTTTTGTTCAGCTTGTTTTGCTTTAATACTCTGTGACCATATACTCATCACTCCACCAAGAACAGTAGAACCAAGCATTGTTATCATTTCAAATGGCATTTTCTCTCCTTATTTAAATAGGGCTTCCACTCTCGCTTCCACCCTATTCCCTAGGTTATTTTATTTTTATTGTCTTAGCTTTTTTCTCTTCAGGTATTTCTTCATATAGTTTTATATTTAGAATACCATCTTTGAAATCAGCCGAATCTACTTTGATGTATTCAGACAAAGTAAACTTTCTTACAACACTTCTTGATGCGATACCTTGATGTATTAAGTTATCACTATCTTTGTTTTCTTTCTTGGCTTGAATAGTAAGCACACCTTCTTGTAACTCACATTCAATATCAGACTTAGTGAAACCAGCTAATGCCATTTCTATCTGATACTTACCCTTACCAACTTTTCTTATATTGTATGGAGGAAAGTTAGAAGTGTTTATTCTAGATACCTCATTTAGTGAATTAAACATTCTATCAAAACCAATAGAGAAATTTCTAAATGGGTCAAAATTTATTAAATCGTATTGTGTCATTTTATATCCTTTCGTTAAGCGATTTAAGTTAGTAACCTCTAATGAGCATTACTTTATCTATATTATAGTAATAATCCTAGTCCTTGTCAACTACTTATTAGCCAAGCTTTTTATGGCATTTGCAGTAGCTTCCATTCTTTTTCTTATACCTCGTCTATTTAAAGACACAGCATTTCTATATTCATCATTATCTAAAAATTCTATAGCAGCTTCTTTATATTTACCTGCATTAATTAATTTTATTGTATCAGGACTTCCAGATAATGAACCTCTATACCAAGATGATACAATATTTTGTCTAACATCTAATGGGAAATTATCAAATTCTTTTATATTTCTTTTTATTATAGGTAATCTTTCATTTATTGCATCAACTAAATTTGCATTAGCTTCATCAATAGTAACAGAGTCCTCTAATTTATTTTTTTGATTGTAATTTCCAAATCCACTTGTAACAAATTCTTCACCATCTCCTCTATAATTTTGATATTTTTCTACTCCATCAACTATAATTTTTTTACCTAATTTTTCATGCTCTTTTATTTTTCCCATATACTGTGCAGCTTCAGGTTTTTCTTTAGGTAAGATAACTTTTTCTTTTTCCATCATAGTAGATACTTGGTCATCAACTGTATTAATATTTTTTACACCTTCTAATTCTGATAAAGCTAAATCACCTTCACTAAATCCTACTCTACCACCTGTAGACAATCCTTTTATTCTTGATATTAAAACTCCTGAAGTACCTATTTTATATTTACTAGGTATTTTTTCTACTTTAAATTCTTTTCCTAAAACTAACTTAACAAGTTTTTCTAATTCAGATTGACTAAATCCTTTTTGAAATGTTTTTTCTTTATCACCAAACAACCAACCATCTAAATACTTAACTGCATTTTTAGATGTTTTAGCTTGAGTATTAACATCTGCACCTCTTGTTGTTATAATAGCAACTCCATCATCACTTAATAATTTTCCTATATCTTTTATTACTTTTGTTCTTTCTACTGGACTTTCAATTACATTTAAAACATTTAAATTAACAATACCATCTTTAGATTTTAATCCTTCATTTTTAATTGTCTCTGTAGCACTTCTATATTTAGGAATAGTTCCTTTAAATTTTACTATTCTTTCTATTGGTACAAATGGTTCATGACTTGTTACTATTTTATTCGTAAATTGTTTAGTTCCTACACCTAAACCAGAACCAAAATCATGTACTCTATTTTTATTTAAATCTGTTAAAATTTTATTTGCTTTGGCATATGTTCCTTCAGTTGTTGATATAGCTGTCTTTGCTCTATTAATATTAGTTGCAGATTTAGCTGCAGCTTTAGTTAAAATTTTAGATACAACACCACCAACATTAAATTTTTGTTGTAAGATAGTATTATCTTCTAAGTCTAATCCATCATTAAATCTTGTTGACTTAGTTCCAGTATTAAATAAATCCATAATCCATTTTCTATATGTAGGAAATGGCATAACTTTTTCCCAGAATCTTGATACTGCTTTATCTGTATCACCTGATAAAGTATCTTGAGCAATTTTACCAACATCAGTTGCAACACTAGCTGCAGGAAAAGGTATAAACCAAGGTTGTGCAGAACCAGGTCCAGTTAATCTACCTATAAATAATTCAGGAAGTATACCTGACATACCAGATAATCTTAAAGCTTCTGCCCACCACTTACCTTCATTATGTGCAGGGTCTGTCATTACTTCACCATGTTTAGCTAACTCTCTTAACATTTGAATACCACCATAAACAGGTAAAGATGCTAACAACTTAACCATTTGTTTAGCTTCACCATCTTCTATTCTTGTTAATAATTTATTTGTTTGTGCAGATTTAGCCATAGCCCACGAAGTAAACTGACCCATTAATCTTACCCATGGATTTCTACTTTGTGCAAATAATAATCTATTTTGTACTTGTGGTATTAGTGCATCTCTATTTGCAGCAAGAATACCTGTTTGATTTAATATTTTTCTAGCACCTTTATTTGCAGCAGCTTCATCAAAAGAATTAAATCTTCCAATCTTTAATGCATCTTCAACATCAAGACCATACTTATTTATATCTCTAGTTAATCTTAATCCTTTACTAGAGTTTAATCTGTTACCTGCATTTACAAATTTAGCTAATTTATTTGATGACAAGTAAGCATCAACTGCTCCTACATTATATGCATATCTTCTAGCTAAACCAGTTAGCCATGATAAACCCATGACTTTAAAACCAAATTCATTTACCTTTGCAATAGCACCCATTTCACCCATAACATTAGCTGCTTTAGTACCATCATCAAATCTTAAAACTGCTTCTTGTCCTAACACAGCTTGAGCATTACTTCTTTTTTTAGCTGGTGAACCTTGTTTTAATAACCAACTTCTAATTTCATTTCCTAAATTTAAATTAAGATTTTTAGCAAGTCCTGTTTCTCTGCCTGAAGTAAATCCTGTTTTTATTGCACCTCTAATAAAAGATGTAAAATTATTAGAATTAGCAAATGGTTGAACTATATCACCAAGAGATGCGATTGTAACTCTGTCTAGCATATTTAAGTTAGCAATCGTTGCTAATGTACCAGCTATTGATTTGTTAGTACCTACTATCTTTGTACCATATCTATCAAAAAAACCATCAATAGTATTCATTACTAATGCTATTTCTTTTGCAGCTTTTTCTTTGTAATTTTCTTTTGTAATACCTAAAGTTTTACCTGCTAAGTCTTCATATTTTTTAGTGATACTTTGTAAATATGGTTTTAATAATTGTCCTTGACTACCAAACTTTTCTGCAAATGCAATTGATTTCATAGAACGATTATATAAATTAGAAAATACATCAAATACATTATCTACTAGATAACCATTTTGTTCTAATATTTTTTCTACTTTTGCATAAGGACCTTCAAGTACTCTATTCTTAGTTATATGTTCACTTAATGGATTATTTTTTAATACACCTGTAGGTGCTTTAAATTTTTTTGAACCTATACTATTTATAATATCATTTACTGCTGTTTTATTAACAACACTTTCACCTGTATTTTCTATTAAACTTTTTGAAAATACTCTTGCTTGGTCTATAGCTTCTTTAGGTTTATAACCTAGACTTTTAAATATATCAACTAATACTTTTTCAAATTGTTCTGGGTTTTCTTTTATCTTTGCCCAGTTATATACTCTAGGAAAATAATTTTTTATATCTACTAATCTTCCAGTCTTTTCATCTAAAGAAAATATACCAGCTTTTTCTCTTAATGCTTTAAAATCTTGTAACTCTTGTTCTATATTTTTTGCAAGAGTATTTACTCTAGAAGTAGTCTTTGCTTTTGAACCTCTAATTTTTGAAATAGCTTTTGATTGTTCATCTAAAGAATATGGTCTAACAATATTAGCAATTCGTGATTGCCATTCTCTTAATAAATTATCTGCTCTTTGTGTAACAGTACTTCTAGCAAATGGACTATCAATACCTTCTAATAATTGTAAACCTATAGCTTCAGTATCTCCACCGATTGAAGCTAGTTTAGATGATGTAGTTGTTGATGTGAGTTCTCTAACTTTTTGAAAAGTATATTTTGTTGCATCTTGATACAACATTCTTTGTATAAGATTTTTAGATTGACCTGGTAATATTTTACTAGCTTGTATTCCTTTTTGAATACCTCCTAATGTAGCACCAACTAACATCCAGTTAGATAAGTTAGCATCATCAGGACCCCATAGTTTACCAAATCCATATGCAACAGAAGCACCCATTAATGGTCTTATACTAGATGCTAATACTACCTTAACAGTTTTTTCTGTTAGTGATTTTTCTTTCCAAAGTTTTTCTAAAAATTGTGTATTTCTTTTTGTTGTTTCATCTATTACTTTTTTAGAAATTTCTGATTGTTTTTTCCATAACTTAGCTTGTGCAGCATCAAATTCTTTTTGTCTTTTTGTTTGTAATCTATTTAAATTAGCAATTTTATCTGATATACTTTTCTTAGCTTTTGTTTTATTAATTAAACCTACAACATCACTTTTAATTAAATCTTTATCAGCTTTTAATTTAGCTATTGTATCATCTAGTTTATCTAATGATTTTAAATATGTTTTTTTATTAGTTGATGCTTCTTCAACAAGTTTTTTAGCTGTATTTTCAACAGCTTGTACTTGTCTATTTAATTTTAAAAATTCTTTATCACCTGCAATTTTTTGTAATGCTCTAAATTCTTTATCAGTAACACCTAATTGTTTTTTAGTTTTACCTTGTATTACACCAACTACTTGTGCAATCTTTTGTTTATCAGCTTTTGGAAATAACTTACCTATAATTTGAAAAGCTTTCATAGATGCAGGACCAAGTACTCCAGCTAATGCTCCTGCTTCAGCAACACTCTGAGGATTAGCTTCACCTGTTGTTGCTAAGTTATTAAATAAAGTATCTAATGATACAGCACCTGCAGATACTCCAGCTACCTTTGCAGCAGCTTTTAAACCTGATTGTCTCATTGACATTGCTCTTCCCCATGGTGTCATATACATAAAGATGTAATATGGGTCAACAAGGAATGTAGCCATCTCTGCAGCAAGTACTTCTATATCATCATCATACTTACCATCTCTAAATTTTTCATGTCTCTTAAATAATTCTGCTCTTTCTTTAGCTGCATTTTGTAAAGCTACTTCTTTAAAATCTTTATCAGGGTCAAATGCTGCTTGAATACCTGACTTAGCCACACGAAATACATTTCCAAAAAACATATTTTGTTTATCAATACCATATGCAATTTTTTCTGCAGTACTAGGTTCACCTGATACAGCTATACCAGTTGTAAATTCAGGACTAATACCAACATAATCAGTACTTTTTTTAGGAGAGTCTTGTATTTCAACACCTTCTAAATTAGAAATAGAAAGTTGTTTATTATCAGATACAGTAATATCTTCAACACCTTCTAATTGAGATAGTGATAAGTCATTTGTTACTTGTGTATTTTCTTGAGAGATAGAAGGTTGAACACCCTCTAAGTTAGAAAGACTTAGTTGATTTGATTCTGCCATGATGTATTATTTTTTTGTTGATTTATAAACTGTAAAATCGTTAAATGTTTCTGGGAATTCTAAATCAGTATTGTATCTTTCTTTTATTTCTTTACCAGTCATATCATTTGGAAGAATAGATAAGATATCTGCTTTTTTTGTAAAGAAATTTGAATCACTTTGAACACCAGCCATTTGAGGTGTAATTTTTTCAGTTACAGTTTCACTAGCAACTTTTTCCATTACATTACCATCACCTGCTGTAGGTTCTTGTTGGACATCAGGTATAGCAATATTATTTGCTTTTAATATTTGTTTATTTTTTGTTGTTAAAGGAACAACTTTTTCTTCACCATTAATAGTTACTTTAACAGTTCTAACATTACCTATAGTTGCACTTTCCATTTCTTTTTGTTTCATGTCCATAGTAGATGATTTAGGTTCACTAGCATCAGTTACTTTTTTATTTACTTCTGGATAATATAATTCACCATTAGATTTCTTAGCTTTTAACAAAGCATTTGCAATAAAGTCTCTTGCTTCTTTAGTTAATGTTTGATTACCATTGTTATCATTTTCTAATTGTCTTTGTAAGAAATTAATATTTTCTTCTAAGCTACCACCTTCTTTTGTCATTCTTTCATTTGCTTTTCCTACTATAAAGTTTTTATATACCTTACCTACATCTTGTCTTAATTCTTTATCTATAGTATTAAAAACATTTTCATAACCTTTTAATTTATTATTATTTATATTAATAATAGAGTTAGCTGGAACAACTAAAGCTGTGCTTTCTTTTTTAAATAAATTTTTTAAACTTCCACTATCACCTAATACTTTACCATCTGCCATCCACATACCATAATCTTCAACATGGTTTTTAGCAAGTTGGAATCTTTCATTTACACCTAAATTAATTTTTGTTTTATCTTTACCTGTTACTGCAAATGTTTCATTCATTGTAACATCATCTAAAGAATTATTAATTAATGATTGTATAGTAACATCAGCATTTATTATTGGAGTTTTAGCTGAAGTAATTTTATTATCTTTATCTAATTCAAAATAATTTTTTGTTTCAGCATCAGGTATTAGTGTTAATACTGTATCACTAATTTTTTTACTATATTCTTTACTAGAATAATCTACATTGTTTGCAGAAATTTTTTGTTTTTCATATTCTTCTTTCCAAGATTTTGGAATAAATAAAGGAACATCTTCTGATTGTAATGCTTTTACTTCACCTGTTTCACTTTCAGTTGTAGTATCAGTAGTTTCAGTAGTCTCAGTAGTTTCTCCTGTTTGAATATTTGTTTGTACTTCTTTTAATTTTTCTTTTTCATTATTAGGAAAACCATCTTTTGTTGACATAGTATTATTAACTGAATCAATTGTATCAACTTTATTACTATTTGGTTTTAAATTTCCAATTAATCTATCTTTTAATTTTAAAATAGCATTAACAGTTTTACTATCACCTGCTGCTTCTTCTAATGCAGCTTTAGTTTCTGCTTCTATCTTAGATATTTCTGCTAAGTATTCAGCTTCTATAACAGATTTATCTTTAAAATCTTTTTTAACTTGTGTGCCATCAACACCATTTTGATTAAAATTAATACCTTCATTCTTAGCTATTGTATAAAATCTTGTTAAGTCTCCATCAGCACCAGTCATACTCTTTTTAAACTTATCAAAGTTATCACCATGTTTAGCCATCAATACAGCTTCACCTAATTGCATATCAGTTGTATACATACTTTTATTAGCAGCAACAGCATTTAAACCATCAATAACAACTTTATCTTTTTTATATTTAGCTATATCATCATTGTAATTATTTGTTTTAATTTGTTTAATAGTGTTTTGTTTATTAACTAATTCTTCATTTCTAATTTTTAATCTTTGAGCAGTATCAGCTTTATCAGCTTCCCACCATCCTGAGAATATAGAACCTATTACATCTGATTTATCTAGTGCCATTATTTATTCTCCTTATTTAATTTTTCTGGTAATTCAGTTTCTATCTTAGATAATAAACTAGGACTGATAACATCCTTACTTGGTTTTTCTACCCTTGGTGTTTCTTCTTCATCATCATCTACATTAATAGGTGTAACATCATCATCTTCTATTACAGTATCAGGGTCATCTTCTTCACCTTCATATAATACATAATCTTTAATATCTGCATAATCTGCTATTGCAATTAAAACATAAATAGTAGGTTCAATTAATAATAACATTAAATCAGGATTCCATAATCCTTCTGTATATCCTTTATATAATATTACTTGTGCTAGTTCATCTAATGGTATTCCATCATTTATCATATTAACAAGTTCTGGTAAAGCTTCTTCACTTGTTAACTCAAGATAAATATTTTCCATACAATCATCAGCATTTGTAAATCGAGGTGGTCTTTCCCATGATTTTTGCATATCAGGAGAAGTAGTTAAACTTTCTCCAGGAATCGGAGCATTAAAAGGATTAACACCTTGTTTATCAAATTGATTTTCTGTTATTTTTTCTGCCATTATATTACCTATATCTTTTTACTTTAGATGCAATACCTTTCGGTTGTTTACTAAATTGTTTACCTGCTGCTTTAGCTTTTCTTTTAGCTGCAGTTGTTCTTGCATATTCTGAAGCTGA